GGTCTCTCGTCTGGGGTTAATGCCCCGATCGTATTCTCAGTGTCCCCACCTACCCTAAGCGAATGGGCTACATGCCCATTGTTTTAACGCCGGGACTGTTAGGTCTACTGAGTCTAAGCGCGCTAACCACGTATGGTCAAAAAGGAGGGCCATTCAAATGGTCAATCCTACTGTTCCTGGACGGAAATCTGTCGAGAACCTCGGAGATCCGGTGACTTATCACCGGGTCCGCGACGGCAATCGGCAGGCTCCTCCATACAACCTCGTGCTCCCGTACTACGGGGCTGAGGGCCGGACTATCTCAAGTCAGGGGTACACTCATCCTGCTAATACCTACGGGTATAACATCGATAAGATCCCCCCCTCTGTCACTGAGAGAGCGTACAGTAAATGGCTCGACAAAGCACGATCTAGTGCTGACATCGGTGCCGCTGTCGCTGAGGCTTCATCGGCCTGTGACATGATTGCAAAGCGAGCGATCCAGCTAAGGACCTTCGCAGGTCACCTTCGCCGGTTTGACTTCTCGCGCGCTGCGCGGGAGCTCGGTCTTTCCAGACCCCCAAAAGGGGTCTCAAGAAAGCACCAGTTCGCTTCCAACTACTTGGAGTTCCACTTTGGGTGGTCTCCTTTGGTTGGGGACGTCTATAATGCCGTAGACGTCTTGCAAAGTCCTCTAAACACCGCGACTCCTTTGGGTCGCGCCGGGCACCAATACGAAAGTATTGACCCGCCTCCGGATGTCGATATCGGCCCTTGGGGTTCGAGAATCGTCACTAGAGGTAGAGGCACCGTTCGCGTTTCTGCCACCGTCAAGGTGCGAAACGAGAACTTGTGGCTAGCGAATCAGCTGGGTTTGGTTAACCCTGCTTCGGTTCTCTGGGAGATTGTTCCCTTCTCGTTTGTGGTTGACTGGTTCGTTAACGTGGGAGATTTTCTCTCGCGACCTACCGATCTAGCTGGCCTGGACGTGGATTACGTCTCTACCACACACTTTACGACAAGTAACACCTTGTCGAGCTGGGGTTGGGCCTACGGTTGGCAGTCCTTCATCGAGTACATGAGTATTCGGCGAGTAGCTGGCTTTCCGGAGTCCCCTCAGCTAGGCTTTAAAGTGTACAAGCCCGACAATTGGCGCCGCGCTCTCGCGCAGGTGTCGTTGTTGACGTTGGCCCTTAAATAAGGCTATTTCCTTTCTTGGAGCTTAAATGCCCGCAATCGCCGACATTACCGTCAAAAAGAATGACGGAACCACCGACATCGTGTATAACGCCGTCTCGCCGTCCGCCGGTGACACTGTGGCCGCCGTGTATCGACAAGATACCGCGTCCACGCTGCCTCCTGGCATGCGGCCTTCGCTCCGTGTGAAGTCCCGAAACAATGGGACTGGTACGGCGCGAAACATTGATGTGCGCTACGTGTACCCCTTCACGTACGTTGACTCGGCCACCGGCCGTACGATGAGTCAAGACGTGGAGTTGTTCACGGGGTCGTTCATCATCCCTCAGCATCTCCCGCAGATCACGACCGACGAGTTCGTCTCTCAGTGTGTGAACCTTCTCGGTTCGGCACATATGAAGGCTTGCTTGAAGGCCGGTTACGCGGCAACCTGAGGAACCTTCATGAAGACGTTCGATCATGAAGTTCGGCGTTTGGCCTCCTTAATTTTCAGGGGCCTCGGTACTCCTCTGAGTCTTACGCTTGAGAAAGCGCTGACTAATGGGGATTGGTCGTACATCGCGCAAGCGAGTGCAGACCCTGTGGATTACTCCGACGCATTTTCCTTCGGCAAGGATGCACTCGCGTGCTCCCTTCTGAAGAAAAACCCGCATCTACCGGTATCGGTTGACCGTCGCAAGGCGGCTGTCGACACTTGGTGGGATGCAGAACGAAAATGCTACGGAACGAATGAGCGGCTTTACCGCTACCTCCCCGGCCACGGTCACACGACCGACCGGGACGAGAGCGTTATGACCCTCCTGGGTTGTATACGGAAAGAGGTGGAGCTTCTCATCGGACCTTGCCCCCCGTCACTTGTTGACGGGAAGTTTGGGCCAGGTGCCACATTTACCGATCGAGGTGGCGCGACTACGGTCGCACACAAAATGAGTAACCCTCAACCCACCCTGACCACTGGGGCGCTGTGGTTTCTTCCACAGTTTCTCAGTACTCTATGGGGCAAGAATTTTGCCTCTACGGAAAATGAACTCGCCTTCGTCAAAGGAAACCGCTTCACAACGGTTCCAAAAACGGCTCTTACAGATCGCGCAATTGCGATCGAGCCGTCGATCAATATCTTCTACCAGCTTGGTCTTGGCGGTGCTATTCGCCGCCGACTGCGCAGTAGAGGGTGGGATCTTGACAAAGCTGCTGACATTCACAGGCAACTTGCTTGTGATGCTAGCAGATCTGGGGCATTCTGTACCCTAGATTTGAGTTCTGCGAGCGACACCGTAGCAAAAGTTCTGGTCGAACTTTTGCTCCCTCCGAGATGGTTTGCTGTCTTGGACGATCTGCGATCGAGGTTTACCTTGATCGACGGTCGTTGGGTCCTCCTTGAGAAGTTTTCTTCAATGGGGAACGGGTACACCTTTGAGCTCGAGACGGTTATCTTCTCGGCGATCTCTTGTGCCGTAGCCAAAAGCTGCGGTTATGAGGGTCGCCTGGGCAAAGACGTCTTTGTCTTTGGAGATGACATTATCGTGCCTAATGGTGTATATGAGGGATTGCGCCTTGTTTTGGCGGGCCTCGGTTTCACCGTGAACGAAAAGAAGTCCTTCCCCGCAGAAGTTCCCTTTAAGGAATCATGCGGCGGGGATTTCTTCCACGGCCACCCGGTCAGAGGATTTTATCTAAAAAATTCTCTCAGTTCCCCATCAGAGAGGATCGCTGCCTTCAACGGGCTGCGACGATCTTTGATGAACTTATACTCTGTTGGTTCCTGCCTTCCACCTGAGCTGAAAGATGCTCTCTTAGGACTTCGACGATCTGTACCCGTTTGGGTGCAGGCTTGTCGCGGCCCTGAGGCTCTCGGTGACATCGTTTTTCATGATGTTCCGGAGCGATGGACGGTTCGAACTAAGCATGGTATAAGGTACGTGCGCGTCTTCAGACCGGCGCGCTTTCGAAAGGTCAAACTCGAGACCTTTGACGAGAACGTACAGCTCGCAACGCTTCTTGTAGCTACAGGGTCTTCTCGCGGGCTAGTGCCCCGAGGTGATCCCCTTGGCTACAAATGCGCCTGGGTTCCTTTCAGTTAAGTTGGCGGGGTAATTCCCCCATCTGCTGATCGCACCGTCAAGGACGGTTGGTAGGCTAATAGCCTCAACGTGG